CGCGGATCTCGTCCTCGCCCACGGTGAGCGTCGCCACGTCGGCGACCGGCGCCTCGGCGACCATGAGCTGCCACTGCACCTGGGCCGCCGTGTCGTCCGGCAGGCCATCGCGGAAGCGGGCCCGGCTGCCCGTCCACTTGATCTCGATGAGTCGGCCCGCGGACGTGGCGTCCGGGCTGGCCGCCGCCCACGGGATGGCCCGAGACTCCCAGAGCCCGTGGACGCGGCGAACCTTGCGGCCCGTCTGGGTCGCGTAGGCGTCGGCGATCAGGTCTTCGAGCGCCGAGCCGACGCGCATGACGAGCGTGGACTCGGTGCCGTTGCCGCCCGCCTTCTCGTCGGCCAGGTCCTGCTCGCACTTCCACGGCGAGATGCCGAGCAGGACGGGCAGATCCGTGGCCGTGATGTGGGTCCGGCGGGCCTCGAGCCATTCCGGGCTGCCTTGCAGGACGTGGAGCTTGCGTGGTCCGACCACGCGCGGCGCAGCGATCATCGGACCGGCTCAGGGGGCGGCGCGCTGGGCAGTCGGTACTTGTCGCGCCATCCGGCAAGGCCGCGGGCGTGCTGGTCGCACAGGTAGCGGACACGCTCGGGGATGCCCCCCGCTCGGACGCGCCGGCGGAAGTCAACGGTGGCGCGCGGTGGCATGAGGCCGCCGTGGTATGCGTCGCAAGTGGGCTGCGCCATGTGCTCGTCTCCCTCCTGGGGACTGTCAGCGGTCGCCGTGAAGCCAGCGAAGCTCCAGCTCGGAAAGCCCCACGCGGCCCGCCAAGCCACCAGGACGGGCGGACAGGGCGGAAGCCGTGTTCCGGCGCTCTTCGGCCCTGATGCGGGCCAGCAGCATCGTCGTGGCGGCGCGGTCCCCGATCTCGCGGGCGCGGGCCAGTTGGCGGAGAAGGAGCTGGCGAGTCATGCGGCGTTCCTCGGCTGCGCGTCAGCGAGCGCGCGCAGGTACCGGCGGCGCAGCGAGTCGGTCACGCGCAGCCGGTTCTCGATCTGGGAGATGTAGGGGCGAGTGACGCCGAGAACCGTGGCGAGAGCCTCCTGGCTGACGCCGACCGCCTCTCGGTCCTTGCGAAGCTCTGGTCCGGTCATGCCCGAGACGTTAGCACCCGTTACCAACGGATGTCAACCCCTAGGCTGACGACCGGGGGCGGGTGCGCGATGGCTGTGACAGGTTGGCTGTCAGCCGATGATGTAGCCGAACGATCGCTCGCCGCCCGCCACGACCGGAGCGGCGAACGCCACCAGGCGCGTCACCTGCGTCGTGAGTGCCTGAGCCGCGTCCTCGTCGGCGGGGACTGCCACCAGCCGGGAGACTTGCGTGGTGAGCGCAACCGCAGAGCCCTCGTCGGTCGGGATCAGAACGAACCGCGAAACTTGCGTGACGCGGGCATTCGGGTCCGGCTCCGTTGCCACTCGGCGCCCGACGTGCGTGACGCGGGCATTCGGGTCCGGCTCGATCGGGACTAGGCGCGGGACCTGTGTGACGCGGCCGGCCATCGGTTAGGTGTCCAGGTAGATGCCGAACTCCGCGGCGTCGATGTCCGTCACATCCCACGGATCGGTCGTGGAGGGGTCTACCTCGCGGATCTCCTGGTACGCCGCCCACGAGGTAGACACCTCGACCCCGGTGCCATCGTAGTCGGTCCCTCCCGCACGGACGGAAGTCGCGATTTTGCGCGTCCCGGCGTCATCCTTGCGGCTGACGTGATTGATGGCCACGGCCTTGACGGTGCCGACCACGCCTACATCGGGGAAGGTGAAGGTGTCGCGGTCGGTCGCCGTCGCGCTGGTCAGGTAACTCAGGTCGCCATCCTCCGTGATGTCGTTCACCTGCCCGAAGTCGCCCGCCGGAACCGGCGCCAGCGCGATGGTGATCGAGGCGTTGATGCTCGAAACGACGGTCCCCGTGGTTGCCCCCGTCGCCCCGGCTGCCGTTTTGATGCCGACGCCCACGCCGATGCCGCCACCGTTGCCGAGGGTCGTCCCGAGATCGAACACTTCCGCGATGCTCGCAAGCCCGGCATTCGTCCACGCGCTGAACTCGGCGGTTGCGATGTCATCGTCTCGGGCGATGCTCGCCACGATGAGAGCCCCATCCATGGTCGTCGTCACACTAGGCGATGAGAAGGACGTGGTGGCGGGGGTCTTGACGCCCCCGGCCGTCACGTCGATGGGGCTGCCGGTCTTGGCGCAACCGCGGAAGGTGAGCATGGCCGCAGACCAGTGGTCGCCGGGGTCGGCGACCGTGACGGTGGGCATCGCCGGGTGCGTGGCCCGGCACCAGTAGGCATGTAATCGGACGCCCGCCGTTCCGGCTCCCGTCGCCTGTGGTGAATTCGTCACTTCCACGAAGCCGCTGGGGATGGAGAGCGTGATCGCCTCGCCGCCCGCCGCCTCCACGAGTAACAGTGCCACGTCGTTCGCGACGTGGCCGGGCCATGCAACCGTCCCAGCAGAAGGAGAACTGGCCGCCGTTTGGGCGACGTATACCGGCGTCCCGTATGGGACGGCTGTCCAGTCCGTATTGGCCCCGTCTCCATCGGGCATTTGGGTCACGATCCGCAGGTCGCCTTGGAAGCCCCCGCCTTTCGTGAGGATCAGGTCATCGACGATGAGCCCCTTATTGGCTCCTACGGGTGCCATGTTGAACACGGTGATGACGCCCGTTCCGCCGTTCCTCGTGTCGATACCAGCGGTCGGTCCGATCACGACGGACTTATTGATCCGAAGCTCATAGTGGCCGTTCCCGTCGTCTACCTTGTAATTGAACTCCAGCGTGAACCACACCCCCGTGCCGATGCCGCAGTTGCCGGATGTCTCCAGGACGGTCCCCGCCCCGTTCGTCACGCTGAATGTCCCGTCCCCGTTGTAAACGACCGAACCGTGGATCGTCGCCCCCTCGCGCCATCTGACGGGGACGCCAGCGCCGACCCCGGCGTCGTCGAGGGCCATTGCGCAACTCGCCGTGTATTCCGCGTCTGCGGCAACCGCGCGTCGGATGTCCGACTGCCCCGTCGCGCCGGGGAGATAGAGAGCATTACCCGTGACCCGACCGGCGACCATCGCGAAGAAGGCGTCGTTCGTCCAGCCATGAAGAGTGCTGTCCACGGCTGCATAGTCGTCAAAGCCATCGATGAAGACGATCGTTCCCATTACACCCTCTCAACAGTCAGGGAGATGGTGAGCCTGGTCACCGTGGATACTGAGTCGATGTTGAACGCGAGGATGTCCCCCGCATCGATGCCCGTCGTCCAGCCGGTGAGCGTCACGTCCTCCGACTTGGCAGCAGCCGCCATCGTGAGCGGGGCCGCCGCCGTGATTGAGTCGGCGTTCGTCGGCGGAAACGCCGAGTAGGTGTCGTTCCACACGTCCACGATCGCCCCTCCAGCCGTATCGGCCAGGAGACGCCCCGCGGTGATCGTGCAGTCGAAGGGGATCTCCAGGAAGCCCTTGAGCCCGGCGGTCAACTCGGCGCCCGCACCATCGACAACGTATTCGATCGCGGCCGTGCCGCCTGCGGCAGACGGCCATGCGGCCCACACGAGATCCGTGACGCCAAGCGTAGGCGTCGCCGTGTTTGTGCAGCGCCAGACGGTCCCAGCGTGCGTCCCGTCGACGACCGGGACCATTGCTCCCACGACCTCGGCGTCCACGTCCATGTCGTAGGCTCGCGCCGGGGCTCCGCTGGCCGCGACGACATAGATGCCGTTCTCTTCCGCCGCCGCCTGGTCCTTGACGAGGATACGGTCGCCGGTGGCGAGGGTGACGCCACCGGCGATGTCCCCGTCCTCAAACGAACTCGCGAGCGTCCCCGCTGCCGCGGTGGCGCAGCGGACAGGCTGCTTCCACGCCTCGTTGCGGTGGAAATGCGGCTTGTGCGCGACGAGATCAGGCGGGCTCGGCATCGGTCACGGGCCCGTGAGATACCTGACGGTGATCAGTTCGTCCGCGTCGGGCGCCCACGAGAGGGCGAACTGCCCCTGTCCCGGATCTGTCTCCGTGACCTCCGATGCGGGGATGACGATCCCATCGATGGTGACCTGGAGTGAGCCTGCCCGATAAGGCTCGGCGGTGACGTAGTCAACGGCGGTCCCGTCCGGTGATGGGAACGGCGTCTCCCCAGTCACCTCCGTGCCGGATGTCGGTGGCAGCGGCAGGGTCACGTCGCTCGATGAGAAACCGGAGACGATCAACTGGCTGCGCGTCTGATCCGCGGCAGGGTTTGGCCGGTAGCCAAACGGCAAGGGCTGGGTCTTGCTTACATAGACCGTGAAGATGTCTCCGGCCGTCGCCGCGATGTCGGTGGCGGTGAGACTGCAGTTGCGGACGAAGCCATGCAGCCCGCTGTCCCATTCGCCTACCCATTGGTACGAGGCGATGGGCGTCCCGTTCTGGCGGATCTCGACATCGACCGTGTGGTGAACCCCGCGATCGACCCCCGTGAACTGGCCGTTGTGGACTACGTCCACGATTGCGTCGGCGGTGACCTCGATCCCGCTGTACTCCCCCGGAACGGAGGCGCAGTCCACATATGCGAGTGCGCCCTGGAGGGGATTGCCATGCCAGCCAGGCTTGGGATTGTCTCCCGTGTTCTGCCATTGCAGGGTCCGCGGGAAGACGTATTGGTCGGGGTCGCAAGCCTTGTCGCTGTACATGAGTTCGGCCACGAGCGCCACGGGAACAGGCGCGGGCGTTGCTGAGACAAGCTCCAGCGCGATGTCGTACCAGTAGCCCGTGTCATCCGTCGGCTTCGGCGAACACGAGACGACCCGCATCGTGGTGCCCGTCTCGTAGCCCGGGAGATGGGTGAACCGGACGGCGATCGACTGGCCAGCCTGCACCAGCCCGGCGGATGCCGCGGGCACCTGGATTGAGCAGGTGATCCGGTCCACCTCGACCGAGTGTTTCGTGAGCCACTTGTCGGCCTGGCTCGTCGCGGTGGCGAGGCTTTTGGTATATGGCCGCTCGATCTGCGTGCCCCGCCGGATGAACGCCGTCTCCGTCGCGGGCCGCTTGCGGAAGAGCTTCTGCGTCCCGTCGTTGTAGACGACGACGACCTCGCTGTACGTCTGGTCGGGCTCGCGGGCGAGCTTCGCCACGCTGTCCGGAGCGAAGCATGTCGCGTTGTCCACGTCGGTCCAGACGTTGGAGATCGAGAGCGTGGATAGGCCGATGCTCTCCGAGTCGTTGTCAAAGAACAGCGTGATCGCCGTAGCCGCAGGGTCCCAGAACAGGGAGTACGTGTAAGCGTTGCCCGAGCGATCCGACAAGTCGTCCATGACCGCCGACGGCGCGCTACTTCGGTAGTCGGCCGCGTCCATCATCACGGTGTTCGTGACGATGAAGTCCTCGGAGTGCGAGATCGCGTCGTCGAGGTAGTCGGACTGGAGGATCCAGGTGCAGCGCGCCTGCCACGTCTCCTCGGGCCGGCTGCCGTCCTCGCCCGTGATCTGGCGGAAGCCGAAGGCAGCCTGCATGTCCACGATCGTCGTGTCGTGCAGTCGCGGGTTCGGCCCGACGAACATCCCCCGGTCGAGGTCGCGCCCGATGCCACGCTCGGTCGTCCAGCCGGTGAAGAGCCGCGGCTGCGAGCAGTCGTCCTCTTCGACGGTGAACGGCTTGTGGCCGACGAGCGCCAGCGTCCCGGCCGGGTCCTCAATCGGGATGCCGCCGAACGATGCCTCGCCCATGTCGGCGCGGTGCGTGAGGCTGATCCCGCTCGGCGCGACCTTATGCGTGATCGCCCCGCCGTTGTACTTGTAGATGAGAGCCATCAGAGGATGTCCCGTACGTCGCCGGACGACCCTCGGGCCTTGACGTATCTCGCGCGGACGGCCATCGCGACGGTCTGGTTGCGGACGCTCACGGTCGAGGTGACGTAAACCGGGACGTTGATCACCGGCGCGATCTTGATGGCCCGGATGGCGGCGTTGAGCGAAGTGATGCGTGCCCCGACCCGTTCGTCACCGGATGCGGTGGCCGTCCGCAGGGTGTTCAGGCTTGCCACGAGGCTCGTGCGCGTCTCGCGCAGCGCATCTAGCCCGCCATTGAGCGGGTTGGTGATGATGAGGGCCATCGCGTTGAGCGGGTTCTTGACCTGCTCGTCGATGTTGTTGATCGCCGCGACGATCGCGGTTTCGCTGCCCGTGTTGCCGAACGTCTTCGCCTTCTCGACGACGCCCTTGCCCTGCTCGCGGATCTGGCCTGACTGGTCCGCGAGAGCATTGGCGAGCGCCACGACGACCCCGGCCGCCATGCCCACGACGGCGACCTTGGCCACCGTGGCGGCGATGCTTCCGATCCGAGAAGCTGGACCCGCCACGGCTCCCGGTACGCCGGCGCCGCCGGGGATGCCTGCCACTGGGCCGGTAACGTTCACGAGTGCGGCTTGGATGCCGATAGCGCCCTTGAGCTGGCCGATGACGAACTCCCCGACACCCTTCGCCACGCCGGAGAGTAGGCCGGCGAGCGCCCCGCCCGTCACCTTGTTCAGTCCCCAGCCCGAGATCACCGCGGCCTTGACCCAGTCCGGCATCCGAAGGAATGCGTCCACCAGGCTACCGGCCGCTCCTGCCGCTACGGTCAGCGTGTCGGCGATCATCTGCCAGGGGACTTTCTCGGCCATGCCCATCAGCCGGTCGAAGGCTCCCGCGAGCTTGTCGCCCAGCGCGCCGATCCGGTCCATGTTCTCGGGCTTGCCGATGAACGTCTTGATCTTCTCGGCGACTCGAGTGAGCACTGGCAGAAAGCCCTTGGCTAGTGCCATCTTCGCGTCGTCCATCGTGTCGGACAGCGTCGAGAGCGCCCGCTGGTATGGCCCTTGCGTAGCTTCCGCCGCGCCCTTCGTCTTCTCGGCGAGCATGGCGAGGAGCGCGACCCGCGTGCGCTCGACTCGTGTGGCCCGGATCTCGGCCGCGTAGGTGTCAGCCGCGACCTTGTCCGTCTTCTTCAGCGCGGTGTAGCGCGCTTTCTCCTCATCGGTCAGGTCGCCTAGCGACTTGAGATGGTCCTGCTCGGCCTTCGTGAGCTTGATGGTGCGCCCGATCGTCTTCACGTTCAGCGGGTCAGCCATCGCCTTCGTCAGCGCGAGCGCCGCCGACTCCGTGCTGCCCATCGAGACGCCCAGATCGGTCGAAACCTGCATGGCCGTCTTGAGGCTGTCGGCTCCCACTTCACCGAAGCGGATGAGCGTGTTCGCCGCTGCCTGGATGGCCTTGTCGTCGACCGCCGCGCCCGTGCCGGCCTCGATCTCGTTCGACCACTCACGAACCTGGGCGGCGCTGATCTTGGCGGCCAGGCCGGATGCGGACAGTGCGGATGCGGTGCCGGCGTTCGCGTTCTCGAGCTCCGTCAGGAGTTGGATGCCGTCCTTGACGCCCTTCCCGATGATGCCACCGGCCGCCGCGACGCCGGCCGTAGCTACGCCGGCACCGATGAGCAGGCCCGTCTTCGCCTTGCCGGCGAAGCCCTCGAGCCCGCCGACCTTCTCGCTGATACCGGCGATCGTCTTCGACGCGAAGTCCTGGGCCCGGACGATGATGCCGAGTTCGCGTTCCGCGTCAGCCATCACTCATCCTCCGGCCAGAGCAGCTCGGAGATCGCCGCCATAGCCGTCACTTGGCGACCGCGCTGGGCCCGCGCCGTCGCGTAGTCCCCGAGGTCGGCGTAGCCGCCCCGCGTCGGGCCGGGGCCGGCGACCGAGGCGGCGAGTTCCGGGTTCCAGATGAGGCCCACGAAGATCCTCGCAAAGTGCGCCCTGACCACGCGGGCCGGCTGGCGGCGCAGGGTGTCCGTGTCCCAGCCGGTGATCCGCATGAGCTCTACTTCGTATGCTTCCCGTGCGGCCGGATCGTAGGGGTGAGTGAGGCGCTCCCCGGTCGCGAGCGACGAGAGGGAGCGCCAGATCCGTTTGGGAGTGGGCGGTTCGTCCGCTCATAGGAAGCGTCGAGCGCCTCGGTGATCGTCGCCATGCGGAGCGGCCGGAGGCGGCCGACCGTGTCAGCGGTGATCGGCACGGGGTTGCCGTCCTGATCGGTGAGGTTCCAGGCAACGAGCCCGACGAGCGCGAGGGCAGCGATCCGCCCCGACGGCGTCGGGATGGCGCCGACATCGGTGAGAACGCCCCAGGGGATCTCGTCGAGGATCTCGGCCGTGTCCTCGTCGTGCGGTCGGCCCGCGCAGAGGCACGGCCCGAGACTGATCGTGGTAGTCGTGTCCGCCGTGAAGTTGCCGTCGTCGAGCGGGACGATCGGGACAGGCTCGGCGGTCACGGCAGGGTCGCCACGCCATTTGCTGAGGTGACGGCGATACGCCCGCCGAGCGTGGCATCGTAGACGCCGGACCCGGCGACGAGGTACGTCGCCTCACCGTCGCGGTTGCCGCGGCCGACGGTGCGGAAGCGGACCCGCATGTCGGTGGTGAGTGCCTTGGAGCCGGAACCGGCGGCGACGATGCGCCAGCGGCGCTCCTGGACGGCCGTGGCCGCCGTGTTGTAGATGTCGACGACGTTGGACTTCGCGCTGGAGCTGACCTTGAGCTCGGCCTCGAACTCGACGCTGGCCTTGGCCGAGTAGCCGTAGCCGACGGCGATGTCCGTCGCCCCACCGTAGGCCCGCCGAACGTAGGGAACCTTGGACGTGGCCCGGAACATGATGAGGTGCGATGACAGCTCGGAGAGCGAACCGAAGGCGACGCTCGTCGCCCCTTCCTTGATGATCGAGAAGTGCCCGAAGGCCGTCTCGAGGGTCGTCGGAGCCTGGACCGCGGTGGTCGGCGTACCGGCGACTACCGACAGTGCGGCCACTTCGCGATTGAGTGCGAGGATGGATGCCGTCGCCGTCCACGGCTGGGCGCCTGGTGCCGCGAGCTGGTCGAAGCCGAATGCGAGCTCGTCGCAGACGCAGCCGGTGAGCCTGTACTGATCCTGGGCGGTATCCACGCTGCCCATCTCGATCGTGTACGGCTTGACCGAGTAACTCGTCTCGTCAGCCGTATAGAGCCACGAGTAGACCGGCCCGCCGGTCGGCGTGACCGATCCCTTGAGGTGCATCTCGAGGAGGTGCATGAAGTCCTCGAAGCGGACTTCGGTGTCGATGCTCGTCGCGCCGCCGCGAAGCCCGAACGAGCCGCGGCCGGGCTGCTCTTCGGAGAGTCGGCCGTAGTCCTCGTCGGGGTTCTGGTAGCCCCGGTCGAGCTCCGGTTCAGGAGCCTTGCCGGGGAAGAGGGTGGTGGTTGCGACCGAGGTCCCCACGACGGACTGACGCCCGAACTGGAGGACATCGAAGACGTGTTCAGCCATGTCGGGCCTTCTCCTATGCGGGGGTGTAGCCGGTCGCCGTGTTCACGACGACCTCCAGCGTGAACGGGAGCGTCATGTAGTAGTGCCGGGAGCCGGGGATCCATTCGGAGATCGTCGGCGCGGCCCACGCGACCATGAGACACGAGGCGATTTCCGCCGGGAGTCCGCCCTTCGCGTTGTCCCGGTAGACATCGAGGAGCCGGATCGGGTACTTGACGATCTCGCCGTAGGCGTCCGGCAGCTTGTCGCCCGTGATCCAGACTGTCCCGCGGACCTCGAACCGTAGGCGCTCCCAGCTTCCCGGAGTGATCTTGCCGGGCCCGATCGTGTAGGTGATCGCGGGCGTGTGGAGCTCGGTCGCCATCGCTTCCACGTCGACGTATCCGCCCTGCCCGCCCGCCCGGACCTCGACGATCCCGGAGACGCCGCGGCCCACGTTGGCGACGGAGTCGAGCCACGTCTCGGCGCCGCTCATTGGATGAAGCTCATCAGCATGTCCATGCCGACCCGGCCCGCCTCGTCGGCCTTGTCCTGGAGCACTTCGCCCAGGAACGGCCGTGGCGCCATCGCCCCGCCGTAGACCGGGCCCCGGACGGGGCCGAACTCATAGCCGGCGAGGATCTTGTTGAGCGGGGTCCGCTGGTTCTTGCGAACGGCCGGGATGCTGTATCCAGCCTTGCGGCCCTTTTCAAACATGTTCCAGAGGTTATTGGCCGGGGTGATGTCCGCCCAGAACGGCGGGCCCTCGTGCTCGCTCCGGGCGAGATCGCGGAGCTTCGGCCCGACGAGCTTCGGAGCTGCGAGCGGGACGGCCTCGCGGTAGACGATCGCGGCGGCGCGAACGGATGCCTTGAGGTGAGCTTCCATGAGGTCGCCCGTGAAGACGGCGAGCATGGCCTGGACATCCTCGACGCCGATGACCTCGAAGGTGAGGCGCTGCTCGCTCATGCCCGGATCGCCGCTACTTCGGCCAGCCCGTGCTCCGTCGGAACACAGCGCAGGTAGCCGACGAGGCCGCGCAGGATCGTCTTCTCGGATGGGTCCATCATGAAGGACTGGTTGCCGTCACCGAACGCCTGCGGGATGTTCACGTCGCGGCGGCGCCAGCGGCGAGCCGCCAGCGTGAGGCACGACTCGACGATGGCCGGGGGGTAGGTGACGATCGCCGCGGCCACGGCCGAGTAGGTCGGCGGGGTGCCGGCGACGATCGTGCCGTGTGCCGCCGCCGTGGTGCCGTTGGCCGCCCGGTCGACGACGATCGTCGACGCGCCCACGGTGCGGACGTAGACCATCTCGGTATCCAGCCAGAGCGTCTGGCCGGGGGAGAACTCCGCCATTGCCGACGGGGTGAGCGTGGTATCGGCGGCCAGGCACGCCCGGATCGTGGCGGTGAGCGCCCGCCGGGTGTTCGAGTAGCCGGCCGTCCCGTCAACGGTGATGCCGCGGAGCGCCGAGCCGAGGAACATGGAGCCCGTCGGGATCGTGACGATCGCGCGGCTCGGGAGCCGGTCGTAGGGCAGGACGTAGAAGTCCGTCTCGGGAACGTAGGTGGTGACCGTCCCGCCGACGGTGAGCGCCACCTTGATGTCGGTGATCGCGGTGAAGTCGTCGTTGAGCCAGAGCCGCCCATCCGACCAGTCCCCGCGGTCGCCCGAGTAGCGGTTGGCCGCCACCCTGGGCCCGAAGTCGGAGCCGAACAGGCTGCGATTGCAGTAGAGGTCGACCGAGCGACTGCTCGCCTCGAGCCGCGCCCGCAGGGGCACGTCGGAGGCGAGCGCGTCGCCGTCGACCATGTACGCCCGAAGATCGGCCTCGGAAGCGTAGGTGTGCATCGGTAGATGCTCCTATCTGTCCGGGTGCCGCCGCCGGCCGGGGTTACCTCCGACCGGCAGCGCCCACCTTTGGCCGATCTAGCTGTTGACGAGCAGAACCTTCTCAGCCCGGAGCGTCTGCACGCCGTACAGGACTTCGAGGGTGACCTGGACGCCGCCGAGCCGGGTGTCGTAGCCCATGAGGCTGCGGAGCACGAGGCCCGACTCGGGATCGCGGACGTTCGCCGCGACAGCGCCGGAGCCGGCCGGCGGCTCGGGGAGACCACGCATCGCGAGGATGGCGCCGTCCCGGCGCCAGGCGACGTTGTGCGTGTGCGCCGGGGTGGCCGAGTCCGTGGTGATGAGCTGCGAGGCGAACGTCTCGAAGCCGTACAGGTTGCCGAGCGATGCCGCGGAGAACGCCGTGGTCCGGTTCCATGCGAAGAAGTTTGCGAGGTCCGAGTCGTCGAGCAGGTTGATCCAGTCCTTCGTCGAGATGACGAGGTACCGCTGATCGGCGGGGCACTTGTTGTCCGTCATGGCCTTCCATGCGGAGCGGACCGTCGCCGCCGTGAGGGCGGTGCCGACGCTGCCGACGGGGCCGGAAGTGTTCGTCTGGAGCTCCGTGATGAGCGCCGCTTCGATGTTCTCGGCGAGCGCGATTGCGGCGGCCTCGCTGTACCGGGCCATCACGTCCTGATTGGCCTGGGCGCGGACGATGTCCTCGACGACGAAGCTCACGGCATAGTGCTGATCGAGCGGCACCTGCACTTCGGTCTCGCCCGACGGGAGCTTGAGGACGTACTCCGTCCCGGCGGCCTTGGCCGTCGCCGCCAGCGTGCCGGGGTACGGGATGTGGAGGATGTCGCCGCGCGCGAAGGTCGCCACGTCGGTATCGCGCAGGACGCGAGGTGCGACGGCGATGTTCGCCCGGAGGATCTCGAGCGCCTGATTGGCCCAGATTTCCGGGATGAAGTACTGCGCCTGAGTGATGTCGATCGTGTCAGCCATTGCCGTGTTTCCTCCGGGGCGTTAGCCCCTGATCCGGCCCTCCGCCATCGCGGAGAGGATGTCCTGTTTGTTGTCGGCGTAGAACTTCGGGTCGCGGAGCTGCTCGCGAGTGAAGGTCAGGCTGCCCGCCGTCCGGCCGCCCGATCCGGTCCCGAGGTCGGCCGATCCGACCGGCCGAGTGATGAGTCCAGGCTTCGACTTGACCAGCCCCGCCACAAGCGCGGCCACGTTCGTCGGAGCGCCGTCGGCCATCTCGATCGAGTCGCGGTTCAGGAGGAGCGTGCCGAGCACGAGCTCGGGGTCGGCTCCGGCCTTCGCCGCTTCGCGTTCGATGGTGGCCCGAAGGATCATGTTGTCGCGCTCCTGCGTCCATACCGCCCGCTCGGCCTCGAGCTCTGCGAGGCGCTTGTCTCGCTTCTCGCCGTCGGACAGGGCAGCATCCTTGAGTGCCTGGAGTTCCTTCTCGGCGGCTTCGGCTCGGCGCCGCGCGTCGCTCGCTGCCTTGCGCTCGGCCTCGAGGGCTCGCTTCCCGGTGTCACCGAGGGGCACGTCCACCGTCGCGGTGTCCTGCGCCTCCGGCTCGGTGCCGGTCGTCTGGGCCAACGTCGCGTCGACCACGGCGGGCGTCGCGCCCGCGGATGCGTTGTCAGTCACGGTACACCTTTCGTCAATCTATCCGGGGTACTGCTTGAGGATCGTGTCGCGGATCGAGATCGTGTGGAAGCCGACGTTGGTCCCCTGCTCGCCGTAGGCTTCCACCTTCGCGTGGCTGGCAGTCATGTCCGGCACCTGGCCGATGCGGAAGCCGGCCTCGCGGAGCGTCATGCAGAAGTAGATGTCCTGCTGCCCGTAGCGTTTCTCATTGGGTAGAACCTGCGGCGCCGGTTCCCAGACTCCACCTCCCCGCTTGATGTACCGCGTGTCAGTCGCGAACCACGGCTGCGGCAGCTTCTCGAAGACCTCGCGCCGGATGAGCGTCGCGCCCAGCCCGCACCAGAGGATCTCGCCTTCGGCGTTGCGAACGAGGCAGCCCCAGCCATCGGACGCCGCGCCGACCGGGTAGTCCACCGCGACCATGTCGTAGCCTTCGGCCACCAGGCGGAGCGACTCGCGGAGTGCGTCCGGCGGCGGGATCACGTCCTCCTCGACGAACCAGATGAGCCCCGCGCCCGACGCGAGCGCCTGCTCCGTCACCGTCTCGTGGCAATCCGGGATCGGGAGGTCGTGCGTCACGGTCCAGCCGAGGAAGCCCGGAACGTCGCGGACGTTCGCCATGACCGCCTCGATGGTGCGCGAATGGATCGTGCCGCGGGACGGCGTGACGACGGCGTAAGTCATCCCGGCACCAGCCCTTCCGGCTTCGTCCACTCGTCCCACCAGGCGCGCAGCTCGTCGTCGCTGTAGCCGCCCCACTTCTGCCAGTGCCCGCCGGAGTTGGCCGGCGCGTTGGCCGCCAGGACGGCCGCCCGGCCGTGCCGGAGCTTCGCGGCCGCCTGGTCGTAGGTGCGGAAGGGGTAGTGGCGGATGCGGAGCGGGCCCGGTTCAGGGCGTGGATGGCCCAGGAGCCCGTGGTTGCCCTGCATCAGCACGCGGTCGGCCCCCGGGCGGTACGCCACCTTGCGGGTGTCGGGCAGCGACCAGAGCGAGCCGGGCCGCGTCCAGGTGATGCGCCGGAAGGGGTCGGGATCGTCGGGGTCCGACGGCTGGGGGATCATGTCGCGGCCGTCGGTCATCGTGAGCACGACGTCTGGCGGCAGGCCGAGGAGGACGCCGCCGATCCGGCCCTCGTCGGAGTACCACCACTCGTCGAAGTCAAACGGGACGATCCAGTCAGCCCCGGCACCGACGGCCGCGGCCGCCATGCGGTTCATCGTCTCGGACTGGAGGTACGCGAAGCTCGGCTCGTCGTAGATGAAGAGCCGTGGATCGCCGATCGCCTCGAGGAGCTCGCGGCTGCGGTCCGTCGAGTTGTTGTCGGCCACGACGACCAGATCGCACTCGGCGAGCATGTGACGGATGACCTGCTCTGCCACGTCCTCCTCGTTCCGGAACATCGAGACCGCGGCCACCATCCCCGTCGGCCGGCGGATCCAGTCCGAACCGACGTGGCAGGGAAAGAACCTCCCGCCGCCGAAGCCGTCGTGCCAGGTCCGCTCGCCGGCGGCCCAGATCGCCGCCATCGGATCGGGCCCGGGGTCGATGCCCTGCTCGGCGCACCAGCGGCGCCACTCGCCGTCGAGCTCCTCAGCCAGGCGCCCCTCCGTCGACCAGCCGACGTGATCGCACTCGATCCCGAGCGTCCCCAGGCGCCAGCCCGCCTGGATGACCTGCGCGCCCCAGATGAAGTCGTAGAAGTGGGCCGGCGGCATGGCCGGGGTCAGGGTGAGCGACGCCAGCGCCTCGTGGCGGAAGGCCATGAACAGGCCGTCGGCGGCGGCCGCCGGCCGGAGGTCGGTGATCCGGGTGCCGGCCTTCTCGGCGGAGATGTGCCCACGGGTCCCCCGGAGGTTGCTCATCGTCGAGGCCCGCTTCCCGTCCCGGTCGATCCCGTCGGACCCGGCGAAGCCGACCATGCCGAGAAGCGGGTCGTCCCGGAAGGCGTCCTCGACGCGGCGATCCCAGCCGCGCTCGTAGAACAGCATGTCGTTGTGGCAGAGGGCGACAACGCTGGCCCTCGGGTCGAGGCCGGCGACCTGGGCGAGCGGCCAGAAGTTGCCCTCGTTCCGCTCGTTGCGAATGACTTCCACGCGGAACGGGACGCGGAAGCTCTTCGCTCGGTAGGGCCGGGGCGAGCCGTTGTCCACGATGACGAGCGTGAAGTCCGGTCCGGTCACGGTCTCCGCGAGCGACTCGACCATCGCCGCGGTGAGCCGGTGGTTCTGGTACGCCGGACAGCCGAGGATCATGCCGGGCCCTTCGTCACGAGCACCAGGCCCGGGACCAGGACGATGCGGTCCACGTCCGAGACGCCGCGGCCGCACTCGTCGACGAGACTCTTGATGAAGCCCACCATGCCGGCTGCATGGTCGCGCTCGAAGACGGCGCCGTCCGGCCAGTCGGGCCAGTACCCCGTGCCCCAGTCCTCGATCGCGTACAGCCCGCCCGGGCGAAGATAGTGGCAGAAGAGATGCCAGAAGGACGCCTCGGCCGTGGCGCCCAGGTGGGCGCAGTCGTCGACGATGACGTCGAACGGGCCGCGTTCCGACCCGGCCAGGTCCAGCACCGCAAGATCGTCCTGGGCACCCGCGTACATCGCGATGCGTGCGCTGTCGGCGAGCTCGGGAACGGCCCAGTCGATGCCCGTGACGAGCCCCTTCGGGAAGTAGTCGCGCCACATGAGAAGCGACGCGCCGGTGGCGATCCCTAGCTCGAGCAGCGAAACGGGCCGGCTCCTGAGGTCCGCCAGCGCCTCGCCGTAGACCCGGAAGTACGACGTCGGCTTGTTGGCCCGGTGGAGTGCCCCCAGCGATCCGAGGTCGGGAAGGATCATCGCGGCTTCCGGAGGACGCATCGGCCCTCGGTCCCCCAGTCCCAGTCCTTCGTGGTCCACTCGGCCAACTCCCAGAGCCGGAGGCCATAGTCGGCGGCGGCGGCCACTCTGCCCGTGAAGTACCAAAACGACTCCTCACACCAGAGCGAGACGTGGGTCGGGTCGGCGATCGCGCCCCAGCCGATCGCAAGGTTGACAAGCGTGACGAGCGGCACGACCACCTCGAACGTGCCCCCCGGAACGAGCACGCGCCAGACCTCGTTGAAGGCGTCGATCCGCTCGGCACCGGCGGGGATGTGCTCCATGAGGTGCGAGCACCGGGCCTCCTCAACGGTCCCGTCCCCGAGCGGGATGCCGTCCTGGATCCGGCGTCGGAACTCGCCCTCGCCGTGGGCCGGGTCGAGGTTCACGAAGCCCGGCCAGCCCGCCAGCCCCCCGCCGATCTCAAGCTTCATGCCGGCGCCAGCTGCGGGACGCTGTAGGCGAAATCTGCCCAGATCAGCTCGCGGTCGCACTGGCACCAGGGGTGGCGGACCATCTCCTCGTCGAAGGTGTGCTCGCCGGCGTTGCCCGTGCACATGTCGCAGGGCGCGTTGACGATCCCGATCCAGCCCACGGCGCGGACGCCCGTGACCTGCGCCTCGATCTCCGCGTCGACGACGCGGGTGACCTCGTTGTCGGCCATCCGCGTGACGTAGCCGGCGCCCATCGTCAGGGCCTCGTCGGGGGCCGTTCCCCGCCCGATCGCGCCCAGGATCATCGGCATGATCCCGACCAGCGCGGCCGTCATCGTCCCGGCATCCGAGGTTCCGGCCAGCTTCTCGACCGGGACCGGATCGGCGCCGCTCGCGCCTCTGATGTAGGCCCGGGTGAGCGTCTGCGAGCTGGCCTGGGCGGCCGTGATCGTCCGTGCGGCAGGAGGCACGAACGCGGCGAACGTCGCCCGGATGTCGGCTTGGTCGACGCCTTCGTAGGCGCGGCCCAACCGACGCTGCATCTCCTCCCGGATCGCGCGGAGACGAAGGCGGTAGGCGCGGGAGACGGCCGCGGAGCGGGCGGCTCGGACGTCAGGAGTAGAGGGCAAGCAGGATCTCCTCGTCTTCGGCTTCGATGGCCCAGGCGATCGCCCGGGCACCGCCACCGACTGCGCGTCGGCGCTTCTCTTCCGCCCCTGCAATGATCGGAACCAAGCCGGTGAAGACCATGCCCACCGGGTCCGGCATGACCCAGACATTCGTCGTGACCGCCACCGCCGGCGTCATCCCCGCGAACATGACCGCGGCGGCGGCCATCTGGAGGACTCGGTTGTCGGTGACCGTGACGGTCGGGGTCGCCGCGCCGATGGCGGCAGACGCGGCCGCGGGCTGGACGACCGTGGCCGCCGCGGCGCTGACCGCCGGGGTCGCAGTCGTGACGGCGATCGCCGCGGCGGCGGGCTGGGCCAGCTGGTAGTTCTGGGCAACGATCGCCGGGGTGGCCATGCCCACCGTGACCCCTGCGGCGGCGGGCGTGTACGTCTGCACCGCGAGGATGCCGGCGGTTGCGGTGCCCACCGTGACCCCTGCGGCGGCGGGCTGGATGAGGATGTAGTTCTGGGCCACCACCGCAGGGGTAGCGACGCCGACGGCGACCGCTGCCGACGACGGCTGGATCAGGATGTAGTTCTGCCCGACCACCGTCGGGGTCGCGCCCGCCACGGAGACGGAGGCAGCGGCCGGCGCGGCCTTCGGCCAGTTCTGGGCGACGAGCGCAGGCGTCGCGGTGCCGATCGTGATGGCGGCGGCTGCAGGCGCGATGCTGACCGGGGTGCCCACCGCCGGGGTCGCTCCGGCGACGGTGACCGCCGCCGCGGCGGGCTGGGCCAGTTGCGGCAAAGCGACGGTCGGTGTCGCCGTGCCGACGGTGACCGCGGCGGGCGCAGGCTGGACGAGGACGTTCGCCCCTGCCACGACGGTAGGTGTCGCCGTGCCGATGGTGACCGCGGCTGCGGCCGGGGCGATCGTGACCGGGGTGCCTACCGCCGGAGTTGCACCTGCAACCGCGACGGCCGCGGCGGCGGGTTGGACCCTCGGCCAATTCTGGGCGACGACGGTCGGCGTGGCCGTGCCGATCGTGACGGCCGCGGCAGCGGGCTGGACAAGGATCGGTGGGATCTCGCGGACGGCCAGGGCGACGATCGCCGTGTCATCGGCCGCGCTGGTGAACCCGACGTCGGCCGCGCCCTGCGATGGCGTGTTCTGGTAGGCGAGCGCGATGCCGTAGGCCGTGAAGTCGATGCTGACCGGAACGGTGGAGCCCGTGGCCGCGGTACCCGGGGAGGCGGCACCTGTGTAGCGGCAGGCGAAGCGCAGGGAGTTGGTGCCGGGACTGCCGTCGGTGATCGAGACGACCGTCGTGGTCGCGGTGCTGGTGCCGCTGGTGCTGGCGGCGGTGTTTGACGACGAACCGCCGTAGGTCTTGACGCCCGGCAGATAGACCTCGGTCGCCGAACCCGCCGTGACCGTCGAGCACGTCGCGTACAGGATGTGCGCCCACGGCGTCGCATCGGAGCGGTTGACGACGACGGCCTTGGTGCCTGTTCCGCAGACGTCGAGGTAGTAGGCCGTGACCTGGCCCGGCTCGGTGTCGGTGTCCTTGCCGATGTACGGGATGGCGGTCATCGTCACGCCGCCGTAGGTCACCGACGTGACGGGCGGGGTGGCATCGGTGACGACGCCGCAGACGAACACGAGCGCGCCGCGGGCCGACCCGCCACCCGTATGGTTCCAGGTGAACGACGCGGAGCCGCTGTGCCCGGTGGTACTGCCGTGGCTCTCGGTGGAGACGTCGTGGGCGACTGCCATCAGTCAGTCCAGAACTCGCGGAAGCAGGACACCCCGCCCCAGCGATCCTTCGTGGCGGTGAACGAGCGCTCGCCCGTCCACCCGACCGTCCACCCCTTGTCGTGGGCGCCCTTCGCCTTGGCGGCGAGGAGGTCGGCGTCCGTCTGGTCCGGCGCGTGCGGTTCGATCGGGCATGGCTCGCCCGCCTCTCCGTCCACGGTCTGCCGGTACCAGACGGTCATGCGATTAGGTGACGGTGATGTTGATGACGGCCGCCGAGGTGCCGCCGATCTGGAGCTTGTTGCCGTTCGTCGCGGTCACGTCGCCGTGCCCCGTGTCGAGCGCCGCGAAGCACAGGATCGGGGTCGCGCCTGTGGTGAGATAGATGACCGCCTGCTTCGCCACGAGGTTGGCCGTGCCGGCCGTCCACTCCGTCACGGCCGCCTGCGTGATGGCGACATCGTTGGTGGTGACCGTCGCACTCGCGAGGTCGACGGCCGCGCCGCCGGCCGTGTAGCCGGTGTTCGTGACGCCAACCTCGTTGGTCGTCGCGTAGTTCACGGACGCGGCGGTGATCTGGTTCCAGACGGTGAACAGGGCCACCTTGAACGAGCCCGTGTCGATGGGGATGGTGCCGTCAGCGATGAGCTTGGCGGCTCCGTTGGTCAGGGTCCATGGATCGGCGGCCATTCTGGTTTCTCCTTAGCTGGTCGGGATGACTTCGGCCGTCAGGCCGTCGCTGCCTCGCTTGATTGACTGGACGGCCGTCGTTCCGTCCTCGAAGAACTGGCGGATCGCGGTCATGCGCCGGTCCGGCCCGCGCTCGATCACTGCGCGAACGACGCGCGGAGCTGTCTGGCCATCGCGGCCAGGGGTTCCGTCCCGGCCGGCGGGCCCGCGCTCACCCGCTGGTCCCGGAACCCCGCGATCACCCTTCGGCCCGGGGGTGGTTGACGCGCTGCCGTCGCGGCCATCGTCACCAGGGCGCCCGGTGTCGCCGGTCGGCCCCGGCACGCCGCGTTCGCCCTGCGGCCCCCGGGCCCCGGCCGGCCCCCGGTCGCCGCGGGGGCCCTGCATGACGATGCCGGCGGCGACGATCCCGGCGACCAGGTCGTCTGCGGTGCTCATCGGGACGGACCACGCGCAATCCGCGTCACTCCCATCTCATCCTTCGAGATGGTCATCTCGGTCGGTGCCTCGGGCGGAGGCGGCAACGGCGCCGTGGCGAGCGCCTCCTCCGACTGCATCTCCTTGAACCGCTCGATTTGCTGCGGCGTGTAGCCGAGATCCTCCCAGAGCTGTTCCTTTGGGATGCCGAGCGACTGCTTCTTGAGCGCCGCGTCGGTGTGCTCGGCCTCGGACCGCGACTCGGGATCGGCCCAGATGACCTCGGAGTCGATGATCTCGCCGCGCGGATCGTTCATGGCCCGGAAGGCGAGCCGGATGACTTCCTCGTGAGCCTCGCCGAAGTGGCGCATCTTGCGGTGAGCCTTCGCCACGAGGCCCGTCTCGGTCGCCTTGAGCGACTCGCCCGACGGGAACGATCCCGCCTGGCCGAGCAGGTAGTGCGGCGGGGTGCGGGTCGTGCTGGCGATGTGCTGAATGAACATCTCGATCGCCTGTTTGTACGGCGCGAGGTCCGTCTGGCCGAACTCGCCGAACCGCGCGTCGGGGACCGGCGTCGAGATGAAGCGGTCGATGCTCGTCTTATAGGTGTCGATCGGCTTGCCTGTCTCGGGGTCCATCGGGATCTCGACGCCGGTCGCCCACCGCTGGCGGAACGCGCCGTACTCGGCGGCCACGAGCATGTCCATCGCGAGCTTGTTGATCGCGTCCTGGACCGGGATCACGCCCGCGATCTCCGACTCGCCGTTGCCGCGCAGCCGCGGCCGGTTGACGAGCGGGATGATCGGGACGATGCCGAGCGGGTTGACGAGCGGCCACGACTCGCCGGGGATGGCACGCGGCTCCCAGGTCGACCGCTCGCCCT